CTATGGCATGAACCTCTGATGATCCGCGCGCCAGGCGAACCACGCGAAATGGCTGAGGATCACGGCGCCAAAGGTGAAGGCAAGAAACAGCCCAGTGTTACCCATGGCGAGCATTTCCAGCAGTGTCTCAGCGTCGAGTTCGCCCAACGCCAATGCTGAAGCGATATAGATCATGAGGATCATATAGCCCATCCAGGCCATGTTGATCCCCGTACTCATCAATCGCTCCAGGACAGGGCTGAAAGGGTGCTTCCAGGGCCATCGCGGCGTTAGCGACGGGACCTGTGTAAGGAAGTACATGATAATGACGGCGAGAACGGCCTGCAGCAGGCACAGGAACGCGATTACGTAGGTCATGAGCCACCTCCGCGCTTGGTCAACATCGCGACGAGCCAGGCCCCAAGCGCTTTCATGGTTTTTGGACTGACGAGAACGCCGATGACCCCAAAGCCAACCAAGCCACCGATATAGATGCCGGCTATTCGATCGAGCGGCGACGAACTCGCGATCGATGGCCCGACAAATAAGCCAAAGGCCGCGCCCAGCGCAAAGGCTGCCATGACCCAAAAGACACGGCGAAATATTCGCTCGGGCGGTCGTTCTTTCTGATCCAGGATCAAAAACAAGATCGCCGACGCCGAGCCTGCGCACGCTGCCGCGATCGCCATAGCCGACAAGCCAACGACCGAGTTCGCTGCCGGCACCACTGTCGCACTGGTGCCGGCGATCGCCGACAGCACGATCAACGTTCCGTGCAACATAAATTTGGTCGATAGAAACATTCACCAGCCCCGTGTGATTAAGGTTTATTCTTCCAGGTCCCAACAACCCATCTGTTCGCCCTGAAGCTCAACAGCAAACACGTACTCAACGTGCTCGTCGGACCAAAATTCGATCTCTTCTTCGGTATAGACCGGCTTGATTGGACAGATCCTATCGCTTCCGAGCATTCCGACGCAGCCGGTCGCGAATGGAACTAGTAGGAGTGGCATTAGCTTCCTGAAGCGCATCGGATTTTCCTCTTTCGTCTTTGGCTCTCGCCTCATGACGGGACGCCCGCTCAGTCGCCTTGCCAGATCTGCGCGCAAAGAACAGCGCGCCGGCCAGCAAGACGACCAGAACTCCGCCCCAGATCAGGGCATTGTCCATTTATTCGGCTGGGGTGTTCAGACCTTCGAGAAGGTTCGTGACGAACACTTCTGCGATCTCAACGGCCGTATCGTCGAGTTCGTTTTCGCTCTCGGCGATCAGATCGCGGAGCTTTTCGCCGGCATCAAAGCCGGTCTTTGCAGCATAGTCTTTGCCCATAGGTGTGAGGGCAGCAACGACCATTGGAATGATGGTTTCCATAGTAAGTTTCCTTGTTTTGAGAAAACCAGCGTTTGGGACAGGCAGCCGGCGCGCCTGTTTAGTCTGACGGGTATGCCGGCAGATCTATCGTTTGCCCCCGCAGGTCATGGTGACAGTCCTGCAGGTAGCGAATGCGGCCGCCCTCCACGAAGAGATGGCAGCGGGATTGGGGGTGGTCCTTATTGACCAGGAGCGAGGGGCTGAATGTCGGTGCCGCCTCATCGCCATTGTACGACCATTTGGGCCGCGATGGATCCGTCGCCCGGATGATGTACGGGTGCGTCAGACCGCATCCAGGGCACAAAAAAAGGAGGTAAGTCTCCTCCTCATTTTCCAATTTGTAGAGATACTTCCCGACAGGCTCACCCATCAGCGGCGCGTCCGCTCATACCTTCGCGCCCGGAAGTCCAGATGCACGAATGTGTGGTAAAAAATGATGCCGTTAAAGCCAAACCTGCGCGCAACATTCGCGAGTGGCGCCTGAAACCCTTCGGGACAGGCCACATCAAACGCTGCGCCGGCGAGATGGCGCGATCGTTTCGCGCCGCCAATCTTGTGATTATGCGCCGGCGACCGGTAAGCGCTGTTGATTGTCAGCGGTTGGCCAAGGTGGGATCGAACTTCCTGAAGCGCATCGATCGCCGGCGCGTACAGCATCAATACGCCATCGGATTCGCTCGCTAGCTCTTCAGGTTTAAAGTTCGGCCAACGCCACAACTGATCCCACGACGCGTGGGTGTGATGCTCAGGCCCGATCGTGTCACCTTCGCCAAGGATATCCCAGGATTGGCCATGCGCGCCGCGCTCGACGCGATCAATGCGATAGCTGGTCATTTCTTCGCCTTTGATTTGGCCTTCGGCTTCGCCTTTGGTTTTGGACGGAACTGGAAGGTCTTAAAGCGAGACTGCAGGTCAATCCGAACGGCGTTCGCTTCCCCTGCAGAATTGCTGAAATTGTAGGTCTCGATCATCAAACAACACTCAAACAAAAGCCGCTTTTCAGCGGCCAGGAGTGTGTCTTTTGACTTCAGTTTTCGATACGTTCCCATCACGGCCCGGGCCGGGGAGTTTAGAAGCTCTGCATGCCGGGCTTCCTTGAGAAGAGGCATCAGCTTGTCTAGCGCCATCGGTTTCATGGGCTTCGCCTCACCACTCTTCTTCGCACATGAAAGGCGCATCTTTGCCGGGCGGGACGGCCACATATTGCGTGCACTTTTCCTGCTCATCATCGCTGTCTGCGAGATGGGCGATCACCAAGGCGCCGGCGACCGCAAACGCGGCGGCCACAAATTGAGTTTCGCGGTCAATTTCCACGCCTTGAACTTTGATTGTTTGACAGCCAGGCAGCATCAATGCCAGCCCGGCGAGGGCAGCTCTAATCATCCTATTTCTCCAGTGATTATGTGATGTTGTTAGCGTTTTCCCGATGCACGGTCAGTCTCATTCCAGACCAAATATTGGGATTGAGGATTGCGACGAAATCTGCCGGCGGCTTCGGACTCGTGCGAGTTGTTGCGAAAAAGATCTGATAAGTGCGATTGACGGGGTTAGCCGGCGTACCGCCAGGATCATCATCTACCACGCGGAACGTGCCGCCGAATGAACGACTTGTCCCTGTTTCGGCATCGGCCCGCAGCACAGCAACATGACTGCCCTGCGAGATGATCTTCGTTCCTTCCACGCGCCGAATGAGCGCAGAAACTGTCAGCTCCGGTGCTTCGGACGACGTATTTGGCGCGCCCTCACCGAAAAACGCTGTGAACATGATCTCCACCGGAGAGCCGTCACAACTCACAGTCGCGAAGGCCTTTTCGCGGTAGATATTGTCGACACCGCAGACCTGATCAGATGCATTCACGTTGAACTCTGAATTGGTGTATCCAATTCCGCTCGTGGCGACGATGAAGTTTGCGTAAGCACGATCGGACGCGGCGTCTTCACTCGCGAGATCCCCTTGTCCGATAAAGCCGGCTGCGATGTTCACGGCCGTTCGATCGGCATCAAGAGATCCGGTATAAAGCGCACCGCCCGTGTATCGCAGCAATCCGGACGAATTTGCGGTCGCGACCGGTATCGGTCGGGCCAGATCTCCAGATGCGTCGAGCCCAGCGCCGACTCGCCCATCAACCAGCTCGAGAGGCGTACCAATGATGTTGCCCCAATCGACGCTCCCCGTGGTGCCGGCCGCACCATCTGGCACAGCAACGTCGCGGACTTCGTAGGCCGTTCCGATCTCGCCGCGGCGGCCGCGATAGAACATCTGAACGTCCATGTCGACGCCAGGAGGCACCCCACGAATGGTGAATCGCCCTTTGATGGCGGGTATATTGGTCACCGGCGTGTAGTCAGGCTGTGACGCATCAGGCAATCGAACGTCGCTGACATCCTTCGCAACAACCCGCGCCTCAATCACCGCTTCCTGGATGGCGATATCGTCATCCGGATCCCACGTGACTTCAATCACGGGATTGATCACGCCATTCGAGCCAGTTTCGGTTCCGCCGACCGCGGCGAAGTTATTCGCGAATGGCAGGACGTCAGCGACCGTGATATATGGCGTTTCCATCACCGGGCTTGTTCGACCCGTCACAGCCACTGTCTGGAACCGATAGACGATGCGCTGACCTACTTGACCTGGAGCATCGATCAATTGGCGAACCTCCGGCCCGAGCGATGGCAGCTGCTCGAAGACCGACAGCGCGTCGGGATCCGGATCGTCGTCTGGCGCAGCATAAGCCCGCCACACGCGAATTTCGCGCAAAGGCTGCGGATACCCCTCCGGCACAGTGAAGGTGACCGTAATCTTGAAGTTGCTCGCCTCGGCGCTGACAAAGACCGGCGTGGGCGGGCTCGACCCCAACGGTAAGACCGGCTCAATCGCATAAGGCGGAATGACGGATCCGGTCTCGTCAAATCGGGCAGGTGCATAGGACTTGAGGCTGAGACGGATCCATTCGTCGCCGGCATCTTCTGCGGTCTCGAGCAAACCCTCAAACAGGTCAGTGCCAATAGGGCCGATGATATAGTCTGCGCCGGCGACAGGGCCACCAGCTTCCGCGACCGGTGTGTCGAGCGTTGCCGTTGCACTCAACCCATCGGATCCAGGAATTACGAGCGGCGCAGGATCTGATAGCGTTCCATCGCTGTTGACCCATTTGAGAGCCAGTCCCGGATAGCTGGGCCCCTGATTGAGTTCCTGATCAAGTTCTACCTCAGTCACCTGACCCGAACTTGTGGTTATGCCCCTAAGAATGCCAGATCCCTGAACCTGTGTGATCACACGGCTCGCCACGGAAATGCGGCCCATGGGACGAAGCGTATTGTCGAGACTGTCTTTTGGAACCTCTAAATTCGTGGTTTCGCTCTGCAGCCGCGAGTTTCGGTAGAGCTGCAGGATGGCGCGATGCAGGTCGTCCCAGTCTGTTTTCCCGGGAATCGAAATGCGCTCGAACTTTGTCGCGGTAGCTTTAGTGAACCCGTCGACGTAGATCGTGACCTCGCGCGTGCGCCAACCATTATTGGCATCGTTGAAGGTGACGATGAAGGCGTGCACTTCTTCCGGAAATGACTTGGTGGAAGAAATGTTTCGCGCTGTTCCATCTCGGAATACGTGCGATGGGGCTGGGATGGGGCGGTCAACGCCCGCGGTCCAAATGTTGTTGTACGAATAAATCCGGCCCTCGCCACCCGAGCTGGCGACCAGGTTGCCCAAATCACCAACTGTCACATTTTGTCTGACGACATAATCGAACTTCAAGCCGCGATCGCGCGCATCCTTGGCGGCGGCCGCAAAGCTGGGCCAATCGAAACCATCGTCGGTTACCGCTTCGCGGGCATTGAAGCCGTTGCGCATGATCCACAGCGATTGCTCCCACGGATTAGAGCTGACTTTGGTGACACTCAAATCAGCGGCGGTGACGCCGCTTAAATCCGCCTGATCGAGAACAGAATCCGGAAACGCGGGGATCCAGCGACCGACAACCATGTTCAGCTCATCGATTGCGCCGCTCGTTTCGTCCGTACCTTTGAAACGATAAACCTCATAGGCGACATCGTCGCGGTTTATGACCGGCTCATCGCGCTTGGAGAGAATTGTTTGCCAGACAATATCATCGAATTCACGCGCATCGTTTGAATCTGGACTGATGCGCAGAACCTCGACTTCGTACGTGCCCTCACTCGGAAAGGAAAATCCGACCTGGCGGAAGAATGGCTGCGCCGGCTTCGCCTCAACAAAGCGGAACGACGCCGATGTGCCAAAGTTTGGATCTCCGCCAATGCCGCCACCACTCAGTGCCAGCAGGTTTTCGAACCCTCGAAACTCCGGGTAAATCGCGTTCGTTCGAGCTGACGCAAATCGCCAATCTCCGAATGTCTCACTCGGCCCGGGATTAATGACTTCGCGATAGCGGACCTGCACGTTTACCGACTGACTGGTGGGATTGCCTTTCTTGTTCGTGCCGCCCAAGCCCTGCGGGAATGCGAAAATCAGATCGCAATCAATGACGTCCGAAGCGGTTCGACGAACCTCCGGATCTGACTCGAGCAGAGTGGCGCCGACGCTCTCTGAGAAGGTTTGCCGGCTCGCCATTGTCGGATGAGGATCCGTTGGAACCAGCCGGCTTTGATAAACGACGCCATCAATATTCGCGAGCGGCGTGTCTCCGACTTTGCGATCTGTCACCTCAACATCGATGGGTCCGAGTTCTACGACGATGTAATAGTAGGTGTCGTCACCGCGGATTTCCGGGTATGCCCGCGCCCCCAAGCGAGGCACGATACGGTGGCGCCCCAGCACGGTTTGCACCGGCTGTAGAGGGAAAAGTTGGTTGCGGATGCCCTCTATAAAGTAGACCGGATCAGGCTGCTCTCCGAACTCGAAGCTGGGCGGCGGCACAATTGAGTTGATCGCCAACTGCCCGACCGTCGTCACGACAGCAGTTGTCAGGTAAGAAATGGCCGCAAACGCTTTCGTTCCTTCTGCTGCAAAAATCGCGGCCACCTCGGGGCCCAGATAGAACGCAGCTACAATGACCGCGATCGTCAGGACGGTTCGCAGAAGCTTATTACCATCATCACCACCACGCGGCAGCACAACGATCTGAACATGATCGCGCCCTGGCGTCTCCGCCCATAGCTCAGCGTCGATTGCTTCGCCATTGATACTGGCTTCTGCATGATCAAGCGCGATCTGCTCAAAGCCGGCCATATCTACCAGCTCAGAGATTGGCGTGCCGGCCTCTGCCTGGATCAATCGCGGCGGCCGGTCGGAAAATGGATCGTCTTTGACGACGACGATTAACTCATCGTGGGACATAGAAACCTGCGAGATTGAAGTGATAGTCTGTTCCGGGACCGAACTCGGCGAGCGTCGTTGCGGTCGTGGTGTTCACGTGCACCATGAGGTTTGGCGCCATCCAGAGCCCGACATGAACCGGAACTTGGTCCACTCGGAACAGCACGGCAGCACCAAGCTGCGGCACTTCGATTTCTTTGAACTTCCTAAACCCCCGCGAGAAATTCCGGAGCATGGTCATGCCCGGCTGCTCGGCAGTGTGACTGCGATAGGTTGGTTCGAACGCTCGATGCCAGCCGGCGACGCTTTGACCATCCAGGAGAAGCTGAAAGCAGTCCCAGTCTTGTTTCTCGTAAGGCCGACCCAGAACGCCGTTGCACCACGCCCAAAGCGCGTCTTTGATTTCGGTCAACCGAATGCACCCGGAAAATCAGCGGCATTGATTGTGATGCCCATGAACCGCCCTTCGGTAGGCGGTGGACCAAAACTTCCGGTGAGAAATCGAGCATCAGTTTCGAACAGTTTTAACTCGAGGCGCGTCCACTGATTTCGAACTGTATCAGGATCGTGAGCATAAACCTGCTCCAGTACCAAAGTCGCCTTTCCTGTGAGCGCTTTGACCACGTCTTTCACGCGCTCATCTACGTTGTCGATAGCCAGCTGAAGGATCCCGCGGCGATCGCCGGCACGCGGCGGTTTTACCCGCAGGAAACCAGGCGCAAACACATCACCGCGCGAAGTGAAATTATGCCGCCAGTTCGCAACACGCAGCTTTCCGTCAAGCGTCACGCCGTCCACGAAACCGGTGAGCGCGGCAATGTCCGGATGTTCGAGCGTGGCGAGAAACACATCGATATGAGTAGCTCCGCGAGCGGTGGTCATGGGCGCGCCTCCAGATAACGCTCAAACCCGACACGCCAGTTTTCGCCAGCTCCGGATCCTCCAACGGTGTAACTGGACGTGAAGCAGCCTGTGTGCGTGCCGCCCGGGACTGGAAACAGAATATCCCGAACGCCCAATGCCGCCGTATCCTCAAACCACGTCTCGAACGTTTCGAGTTCTACCGGACTCAATGTGAGGCTGACCCGCTCTCTCCCGCCTTCCAGCCTCGATACCAATACGCCTCCCGGTGAATTTCGGTCATCCGGACGCGCAACCTGGCTGACTGCCGACCGCTCATAGTCAGACGTTCTCGGACAACCAGGGACGCTCGCTGGCCAGGTTGCAGGTTGCGCCTTATGCAACGCCGCTAACGACGAAAGCGTACCGGCACTTGGCGCCGGTGGGTCGGAACGCAATTCAAGCCTCACGCGTCGTCCGGTGCCAGACGACGCACGAACAACTGGCGCTCCGCGAAATCGTGCGGAGACAACGCGAGCGACAGGGTGATCAAACAGCGTCAGATCAAATGCATCGCGGCCAAGATTGAGGTCATCTTGCCGCCAGTTCTCAAACGCGGCGTAAGCGGTTTCTGTCAAAATCAGTTCGCCGACGATGTTTTGGGCACGGCTCGCCGCCCAGAGATTTCTGAGGGGCGGGCCAACCGCTACTTCGGAGCGCCGAATGACGTCTTCCGGAGCGCGCTGATAGGTGTCTTTTACGAATGCGTTGGGTACGCCCGCCGGCCACGCAATAGCCATTACCCGACCGACTGGCGGACAAACCCGCGCCGCTCCAAGAGATCATCCAGGCCACCACTCGAGGCCACGCCGCGAACGCCATCCCTCATGAACACATCAATATCCAGCTGATTATCACCAGACTGGCTCGCCGAAACTTCGGCGTCGCGATCGCCGCCCTCCTGCCGAATGTTCAGATTGATGGCCAGAGGAATAGGGCCAGCCCGCATATGAGCATTCGGTTGATTGCGCAGATTACTCGCTGCGCGTACATAATCGATGATCTGGGCGCGATGGTTGTCATTGATGATTTCCTGCCCATCCTCAACAACGACCATTTTTTCGTTGCTCATCATGGGTTGTCGCATGCTACGCAGGGTGGGGAAGTTAGGAGCGCGACTGCCACTGTGAGATTGTGGCACGATTGGAGGTGTTCCCGAGGGATTGAGGCCCCCGTTTCCGGATCCGCCAAAACCACCCAACACGTTTCCAACGAGCCCCTGCAAAAAGCCCCCGAAACCTTGACCGTTTCCGATCTGCGCCTGCGCGATCGCTGCCTGCCTGATCATATCGACGACAAGCGCGCCAATCGCCCGCTTAAGATCGCCAACAGTTTTGATCCGGCCGGTCATCACACCGTCCAGGACGGTCTCCGCCCGCTCCAGAAGGGAGACTTGCCCCCGAGCCTCGCGCAATTGCCGCGTGTAGAGCTTCAGAAACTCGGTCGCTTCATCACGGGTTAGATTGCCAGCCGCGACGAGCGCATCCAACCGCTTCTGCTCAGCAGCAACCAAATCTTGTTCCGATGCCGCCGCTTGCCGAGCCGTCGCGAGTTTCTTTCGAATCTCAGCGGCCGCTTTGAATTCATCGGTCGCTTCGGCTTCAGCCTGTTTGGCGAGCCCCAAGGCGTCGGACAAGGCCTTGAGGGCATCGGTGTAGAGCTTTGTCGCTTCAGTCCCTTCGCCAAGCGCTCCGCTCGCCAGGTCATCGTTCAACTCGGCAATGGTCTTTTGAAGCGTTTCGACTTCAGTGTCGGCACCATCGACGACTTTGGTCCATCGTTCCGTCGCCGCTGTGACGCCTGTGAGTTTGTCGCGATAAGATTGCAGCGCCTGATCGAACTGCTCTTGTGTTATGTGGCCCTTTTCCCGGAGTTTGGTCAGCTCGCTCTCTTTGAGCTGCAAGGCGAGCGTAGCATCGCCAAGCTCCTGCAAAAGAGTTGCAGCTTGACGCACCAAAGTTAGCCGCTCACGCCGATCCTTATCAGCCTGGGTTTGTTCGTCCTTAAGACGCTGTTCGGCCTCGAGCATTTCCCGTGTGGCTGCCGCTCCGGCTTCGCGTGCTTTTGCTTCTTCGATCAGCGACTCGATGATGTCGGCACGGCGCTGTCGTTCATCATTGTCTGTGCCCAGCAATGGTTCGCCTTGAAACAACACTGCCCCATCTTCAACGGCCGCGATTTCCTGCCTGGTTCGTTCGAGTTCAGTCCCCAGTTGCTCTGCCGACAGCCCCGCAAGTTCACGCCGGGTTTCCTGAATGAACGCGCTAGCAGCTCGCTGTGTTTCAGTCGCAGCGATTTCGTTGAATTCGCGAATGAGGCGCCGCATCTCACGGCGGCTTACGTGGTTAAACCTGTTCGGCAGATCAGACTCCGAAATCTGATTTCCGCCTATCCCCGCACCTATGAACGCTGATTGGCTAAACCCACCCTCGATGAGTCGGGATTGGATGTTGGAAATACGCTCGAGATTGAAACGTGACGAACGATCTTCGACCTCCCGCATCGCTTCGGCGACGTTAGCAACCTCGCGAGCAACCCTCGCGAACATCTTTGCCGCTTCGTTTCCCAATGGCGCCAGGTCGATAAACGCCTGCTTCAGCTGTAGGTCGATAACCTGGCTCGTGACATCCATTTCGACCTGCAGCGCCTGGCTTCGACGAATTAGCTCTTCATCTAAGACCAGACCCAGGTCTCGGCCCTTGGCGACCAATTCATCAATACTACCCCCTGTAGAGAGCAGCACTTTTGAAACCTGCACACCAGCCTCACCAAATGCGGCATACGCAATTCGGTTTCGATCGGTTTGCGTTTCAGCGTCTGCGAGCGCTTGCGAGACAGCACGAAGGCGGTCTTCATTATTGTCGAGCGCCTCCAATTGTTTGAGCAGTTCTGGATTGGTGTCCTTCAGCCGAGTGAACAGTTCACCTTGCCCCTGTACGATTTGAGATTGTCGCTCTTCGAGCGCCCGCATCCCGGTTTCAAGGACAGAAAATGAGATGCCCTGAGCGTCGGACTCTGCCCGAAGCGCCTGGAATGTCTCCACGGTAATGCCCAACACATCTGCTTGTTTGCCGATCTCAGCGAATGTGTTGACCGCTTCAGTACCAACTCGAACTGCGGCACCTAAGCCAAGCACCAGTCCACCAATGGCCGCGCCCGCGGCGATCCCTGCAGGTCCCAATGACTTCAAGATCCCGCCGAGAGGTCCGGCACTATCAGCCAAATCTTCCATGCCATCTCGAGCTTTACTTGTCGTTTGGTCGAGCGCCTGGAGTGCACGATTGGCCTTTTTTGTTTGCCGGTCGAGGATCTTGGCCATGCGCTCGCCATCTTCACCGATATTTTGGAGCGCTTTTCGAATGACTTCGCGCTCTTTGACACTCAGCCGAAGGCTAACTTCCTGGTCTCGACGTGGCACTATGAACCCTCCTGCGATTTTTGGGCACGCATGCGCGCTTCGACCTCCAACCGCGCAGCCTCGATAGCCTGCAGGCAGATGATCAAATATTGTTGGTTGATGTCTGGATGCTGCGAGAGTGCGAGGTTCAGAGCCTCATCGATGCGCAACCCTTGTGTGATGAGCAGGGACTGAGAGATCCCAGCAACCGCCATCTGCGTCCAAAGCGCCGGCTGATTGGCCAGCGTCCAAGCCAAGGCACCTTCGCGAGTTGTTGGTGAGTTAGCGCGCATCGGGCACACAAACCCGTTATCGCGCGGAAATCCTTCTGCGCACGGATCGCCCACCTCGCGGCAGGCGCGACACTCAATTAGGCCGTCGCCCCATTGCCACTCGGCGCGACGGCTTAAGGCTTTCCCTCAATGCGAGCCTCGCGCACGGATTTCAGCGCTAAGGCCATGAACGTGTCCGCGAAAGTCGATCCGGCGCTCGCCATGGTGGCGAACGGCTGCGCGCCGGGCCGACGTGATTGCAATACGAGGGCGATATTTCTGCGCGACCATTCCGGTTTTTCGCCGTCCACGCCCTCAACGCCGCGCATCTCACTACCGCACAGCCACGCCAATTCGACCGCGTAGACTTGAAATCCAACGCCCGAGAAAAGCGGCACGTTGCCCTCAACGATTGCCTCTGCCCAATCGACATTGTCGTATCCATAGTCTTTTGCATCGACCGCGGATGTCGACATCTTCGCAATCGCGGCGCGTGCACTCGTTTCGGCCATAGCCTCATCTAATCCCGTCGCCTGGCGCATTTTGAACGCGACGCACGGCGGCGCATCGTCGGGCGGCATCTCTCCAGTGTACGACTCGAGATTGTGCCAGGTCATCTCCTGGCTTTTGCCAATTTGCAGCATGTATTCCTCCAAATCGGAGCGGGGCAGCCCTTATGTTAAGGCCGTCCCCGCTCGCGAACTTAGGCTTCCTGGTTGATCAGAGTGAACGTCGCAGCGGGGTTTCCGCCATCCTGGAACGCTTCGAACGGAGCCGAGAACGTCTGGCGTTCTGAGCCACCAATAATTGGAGATCGTCGTTCGCCTTTGCAGAACGGCATGCTGACCTCCAGCGATGCATTGGCATCGATTGGGAAGTTAAGCGTCGCCGCAAAGCTCGGACCCTGCGCCCCTTTGAAGAGATCCAGAATATCGTTGACACCAACGCCGCTCACGACACGCATCGTCATATCCGTGCGGATCTGCGTATCGCCAGGTTCGAGGCCAAGTGCACGGTTGGTACCGTCCGCGAGATTGATCAGTTCGGCCTGATTAGAGAAATTGAACGTCCCATCAATCAGCTGAGCGACAACGGTGCCATCGATCGACATGGTTCCGACCTCACCTGGCACTTTTCGGTGCGTGTACGATCGGGGGCTCGCCGCGCCGGCAAATGTCGGTTCTGACGTCACGGTTTCGACGTCTGACGTCAGGAACCCGAGATCCATCGTTCGGAAACCGTCTTGCTTACCAACGTTGAAGCTGAGCGTGTTCAGGTAAGATGGGTGGATCAGCTTCCACTTGTCATCAGTCACAGGCAGCGAAAATGCCGACAGCACCTGAGTGTCCAGACCAGACACAAATGTTCGGGTCCATTTGCTTGGTGACACACCGGCGTCTTCAACTTCCGATGTCGCCGCTCCGCACAACATGGGCATGAAATAGCTGAGCATCGCGACGTCCATCGGCACGTTCATTGAGCCGGACGATTGCCGCAGACCAGGCGACGGGTCGGTTTTATCCCGGCCGTTCGCCGCTCCATGGCAGATCACCTGATCATTGATGAAGCCATCTTGAGAGTCGAACCCCTCGCTGTAGTAGCAAAGCTGATGCGGGTTATCGGTCGGCAGAGTGGTGATATCGGTCGCGACCGCGCCTGTAATTGGCGACAGGCGACCTTTGCGAGAGGATGCCATCGGCGATCTCCTTAGTCTTGAATGTGAGGAATGCTGCCGCCAGCCAGGCCGATCATTCGCTGAGTTGCATCCTCAGCGTGATCGTCATCCTTAAGCTGCTTAGCTTTCTTGGAGCTGGCGGTAACGACGCGTCCGGCGACGATGCCGTTGGTAGGCACCTTAAGTCGCAGGAACACGAGCTCTTGGGGTCTAGCCTCCCCTTTAGGCTTCTTCTTCGCCGGCATGGCGATTACGTGTTCTGGGCAGTCAGAGACAGCGTATTGATCGTGATGGTCTGGCCAGCAGCGACAATCGTATTGTCGACTTCCATATCACCACCACCGCTCGTCGCCGTGATTGTGCCCTGCATCAAGACAGTCGTGCCGCCGTCTTCATAGATGCGGAAGTGCCCCAGCGTGCCGGCATTATCGGCAGCGGGATCTTCCCAAGTGCCCGACTTCGCCATCACGCCATTCACAGGAGCCGCGAACGGGGTGTCCGGAATCTCAACGACAGCGATGACCGTCCCCGAGTCCGGATCGGTGATGTTTGCAGGCGCTGCGCCTTCAAACATTTTGAGTTGCGCCGTTGCGCTGATGCGGGCCGTAATCGCCGACAACAGATCATTCCGCATCGCGACAGAGAATTTGAGGGCCATTCTGGCCTCCTTCGGTTGAATTTTGAGAAAATGACCCGGTGCGCCGGGCCTGCGATCAGGCCGCGTTGAAGCGGTCAGATTTTGTGAAGAGCCGTCGCGGTGCGCGCCGCCGCTAACCCCGACTTACGGGAAGCCGGCCTGAGCGGATGCGAACCAGGCATCCAGCGCGGTGTCGAGGTTTGCGACCTCAGCCGCGGTTAGATATCCGCCCCAGTGAAGCACGCTAATCTCTGGTTGGGCCGTGTCGGTTTCCAAGATCAGCGGCGTAGATGTGTGCCCCATATCGGACGGTGTGAGCGCCGGGGATCCGGCGTCAGCTGCACCATTCAAATAAATGGTGCCGACCGATGGGCCGCTTCGGTCCGCGGACAACACGATGTGTTCATGCGCCGTGTTGCTGAGCGATGTCGAAGATTGATTGAATGTCCCGCCAATCGCGTAGAAAAATGTACCGTCGCTCGGAATGTACAGGTCGAAGAACGCGCTGTCTGACGTTTCGTAGAAAATCGACTGATTGCCGGAATCGTCGTGTTTAACCTTGACCCCCCAATGCGCGCTGTCGTCGGTCCAGTTTGTACCCGCAGCTGCTGAAGATCCGGTGATCGCGGCTGAGCTGGTTGTGTTGGCGCGGTATCCAGTATTCGGAACGTGATCGACGCCGGCCGAACCTGTGAGATTGTAGGCATTCTGCACCACATTGAGCAGACCATCCGCCGCGCCTGGCAGCCCCATCAAGAAGAGAGCATCCAGTTTTGCCCAAATGCCATCCGTTTTCAGTTGAGCGATCAACGAGTTCAGCGCGGCCTCCACGCCAGTGGTCGGCGCGGTGTTCATGCGAGCGATGAAAGCATCTGTTTCAGGTTCATTGGAAGCGCCTGCGACAGCGGCGTCGCCTGAACCCAAAATTGAGTCGATGACGCCGCCTGAGCTGGCTTGAACAAGCAGCGCTGCGTCGCCGGATCCAAGAATGGCGTCGAGGATTCCTCCACTGGCGGCAGCAATCTGAACGTCCGCATCCGCAGCGGAGATGATCTGCTCTACGATCCCGCCACCATCTGCCACGACCGCGCTAGAAGCATCACCAGAGCCAAGTATCGGGTCGACCTGTCCTGAACTCGACGCCTGCAGCGCGACGCTAGCCACAGACGCGCTCACAATTGGATCCACCAACGCCCCAGCGTTTGCCGTAATCGAAAGAGTCCCGGCAATCGATGCCACGATAGGATCGATTTGACCGCCTATCGTCCCGTCCACCAGGAGCCCGGCATCTCCGGTTCCAAGGATGGGCTCAATTTGTGGCGCTGATTGCAGCGATACCAACAATTGCGCGCCACTCGTCGCGATAATCGGCTCCACAATCCCGTTGCCACTCAAGACCAATTGCGGCTGGCCAGCCTGTCCGGACGAAAGGATGGCCTCAACATCTCCACCTCCGCTTGCCTCGGCCAGAACAGCAACGCCTCCGGAGCCAACGATATCGTCCAACACGCCGCCGCTCTGAGCGGTGATCAGAAGAGCGGTATCCCCGCTTGCGAGAACCGGATCGAGCCAGGCATTCGCATTTGCGCCTGGATTGGTGAAAACTGCGCCCGATCCAACGATAGCATCGATTACACCACCCATCGCCCCCGCGATCTCAACGGCAGCGTCGCCGGCGCCGAGTATGGGTTCGAGTGAAAAGAAACCGCTGCCACCTGGTTGGGGCACGCTCGCGTCACCACTCCCTAAAATGTCGCCGACTATCCCGGCGCCGGTTATGCCGACGATTAGATCTCCGTCGCCAGCTCCCAAGATGTCAGCGACGCCTATCGCGGAAGACGCCGCCAATCGAACCGCGGCCGAGCTGCCGTTCAAAATTGGCTCAATTCCAGTGGCGAGCTGCGCATCGATCAGTGATTTCAACTGCGAAGCCGCCACAATTGGGTCAAGCAGACCGACCAACATTGACCCGCGGTTGATCTCCAGCTCGCTCGACATGGTGATTGGTTCGATCGTCGTCGTGACGCGATCGGCGAGGATGTTTCCGAGCATATCGGGTGCTGTAACCGGAAATTCGAACGTAACTCGCGCCGCTTTGATGCCCGGCAGGGGGCCGGCGGCCAGATTTGCCTTTTCCGGAGCCAAGATGTTCATCGCGGAGAGCATTGGCAACGACCTGGCGCTTCTGAGAGCACTCGTGACAACCGCGAGTGCCTCGGCAAACGTTGCATCGCGGATATCATCATCGATTTCAGCGATTATCAGTTCGACAACGCCGCGTTGACCAAATTCGTCCTGATAAACGCCTGCAGGACCGATGATCGTATCGTACAAAACGGGGTCATCATCGATCAGGTTCAAATAGGCGAGACTTGAGCCGGTAATTTGGCCAAAGACATCACGCAGACTTGCATTTCGACGGACTTGGTCCGGCAATGCATCGGACCCCAGCGCCGCCGTCGTCAAAATTTGCTGTAACGCCCGGAAGGCGGACTCGATATCGGTTGCCATGCTACAGGATCCCAACCTCACGAAGCTCTCGTTTGAGGGCGCGCGGGTATTCTTCGATTAGAAATTTTTCGATGCGCCGGAAGTCTCGCCGAATATCCAGGAGCTTCGGCAATCTCGCCTGCGGAACCAAGTAAAACAGCATCGCGGTTTGCGTGCCTTTGGTGAATTTTCCAGTCTTCGTTTTCTTTCTTGGCCCGAGGCGGCCGCCCTTGGAAACGCCGACCAATTCGGCTGCGAGAATGGCTGGTCTGTTGCCGTTGGCAGGGATCACGAACAACCGATCACCAAACTTTCGGCGCGCATAGTCGACTTTGTCGTCCGGTCCCTTCGGATTTGGAAAATCTTCGGCAAACCCACCAGGAATGGGAATGGCGAGCATACCATCGCCGGTTGGTTTGATCGTCGGACCTTCATCAAACGCGCTGACGATGACTTCAGCCTTCGAATAGATCCGCAACGCCGGCTCGTATGCGAGACCCTTGCGAGGATAGATGTCCGTCTGCCAGGTCTTTTCGAGCGCGCCGAGACCGGCCTCGCGCAGATCCGCCCTCAAGGTACGCTTCGCAAAATCAGACGTGGCCTCGAGCGCGCCGCGATTGGCGCGCACGACAGCCTCGCCGACCCCTGCGCGCCATTTCGAGAGTTGACCGTTGAGCGCCAGAGTGAAGTCCGACGCATCCAATCGCATCTTCATTGCGATCAGGCCTCAGCGCAGTTGACGGTCCAGACCAGCCGCTTGTCATCGATGGACATCGGCTCATCAACAACACGAAGCGTACGAGTGACGGATCCGTCCGACATTATCTCGACCACATCTTGACGTTCTGGCTTTGCCCAGTCCGTCTTGCGCACCTCGAGTACCGAGGTCCCCAAGATTGGTTGAGATTGCAGCCCGATCCCGAGTGTTTGATCGGGCTGCAGCGGGAACACCCGGACCTGGAATGCATCGGCGCCGGACTTTGGCGTGACGCGCGCATCGTCGGCGATCACGGAATCGTAAATCGCATCCAGGTGTTCTTGAGCGAATGTGCTCATCGCTTAGCTTACTTCGCCTTCAGCTTTGCCAGCTCGTCGTTGGCTTTCTTGAGATCCGCGCCGGCTTTTGCGGCGAGCTTTTCATTCTCTTCGGCCTTGGTCTCAGCCTCATCAGCGCGCTCTTTTTCAGCGGCCAGCTGCGTCCGAAGATCAGCGATCGTTGCCTCAGACTGCTTGTCGCTGCCGGCGTCGGTTTTAACCAGAGCAGCGCGCGGTCCAACGAGGCCTAAATCGAAATATTTTTTGGCCAGCTCGACGGTGAAACCACCAGTTTTGCAATCGACCCCGGTAGCAACGTGGCGAAGGCCACCTTCTTCTTCGGCATCGGCGATGGTGATGCCGGCGAGGGTCACAAAATGCGACAGATTCGATTTGTTCGGCGTCTTGGGCTTGGCTGTAGACATGTTTTCCTCCTGCAGGAGCTGATTAGGATTTTGGATTGGAAGCAGGGGCGGCGATAAGTGCGCCGCCCCCAACTAGTTGATCGGCGAGCGCCTACATGATGATGCGGGCGGTCGCTCCGATTTTCTTGAGAACAGAGATCGGGTTGGATTGAGTCTTCAGCTCAATGCCTTCGCCGTGATCCAGCTCTTTCGGCGACACATAGATGTGCGTGCCCATGGTGTTCACCTGACGAATGTCATGAGCTGGCGCAAAGAAGGTCTCCCAACCAGACCGCATGCCAGCCGGGAAAGCATGACCGGTGTTGGCCGCGATCAGCGGCGAAGCGGTACCATCGTCCAGTACAACGCTGCCATGGTACTCAACGAAGGTCAGGTTTTGGAACGTGAACCGTCGTCCACGTGTTCCAGCCTTGCCGCCGCTCTTATCCTCGCGGATCATGTTCGCCATCGAAGTCGCAGCTTCCTGGTTGAGCCAGTACTGCTCCACCTTCGGGTGCGCGACCAGACGATTGAACGCAGAAGAGCTACACGGGATCTGGATCTCGGTGAAACTCTCACCAAGCAGATTCGTCGTGACATGATTATAGATGGCGCTGCAGATCCCAATGAGGTCTGCGTTGGGATTGTCCAGGTCCAGGTCAAAGACCTGTTCGGACAGATCAAACGCGTCGTAGAGATTCAGGAGCGTGTTGCCAGCCCCATCAGTGATCAGACCTTTGAGCGCGCCGACACGCATATATTCGAGTGTCTGGTCATGCGGTTGCCGTGTCTCTTCCAGGCGGCGATTGAGTTCATCCTCAACCGTCACCGTTTGAAGTTGACCGTTTTGCACGCGCTCGAGATTTTGAATATCGCCGGGCGTGATCAGGTCCATGCTCGGGAAGTGCGGGACTTCGATCAGCACTGCTTTGTCGCTGACGCGCTCATGCAGTGTCGACGGGCCGCCGCGCGGCACCGCTGGCAGGACTTTGACGACGCTGCCTTGTACATCGATGCGCACGTAGGTTTCGGCAATGCCGCGACCTGGAGAGACATTCATGTCGCCGAGCATGCCGTAGACATTTGGAATGTTGTTTACGGCCATGGTGAGGCCAACAGCGGTGTAAAGGAAATTGAAAGCCACGATTGGCCTCCTTTTTTCTAGAGTGAAAAGGGAAGGGTTTGACGGGCAGGACGAAGTCGCCCTGCCAATCAAGAAAGAGCGCTTAGCGCGCGATCAGATGGGCCGCTTTGAGTTGGCCCAGGAAAGCCTGCTGCTGCGCAGCGTTCGGTGCACCGATGAAGATCAGCTCAGACTTATCCACCACGGCCAGTCGCTCCACGACCGGAACTTTGACGCTGCCAGAAGCCGGGACATCGACATTTGCGGTAAGCACAGCCGTTGCGGTGTCAGAACCGTCTGCGCCGCCGACGGCCGCTTCGACATAAGTGTCGACATCTGCGCCGCCCGTGTACGTGGCGAGCACTTGGCCGACTTCGAGCGTACGCGCAGTGCCGTTTCCAACGATTTCGGCTTCTTCGAAGCTGAGCTCGCGAGATACGAAGTGCTTCAGGACGAGTGTTTCCGCCCGGGGTTGATTGAATTTCTCGACCATAAAAGGCCTCCCTGAGATTAGGGGTTAAAAGAAAGGCCTGCCCGGCGAACCCGGCAGGCCTGTTTTTCCGGAGTCGGAACGGGTTAGCGACCGCGTTGTTCGCGCAGCTTCAGCGATGATTGAACGAGGCGGTCATCCGGAGAGGCGGAATTGCCGCCGCCTCCCGCATTGCCTGAGATGTTTGGATCCTCAACTTTGCGCCGGCCGCCTTTCGGTGCAGTCGCAAGCAGATCTTTCGCATTCGCGACGGTCATGCCCTTCTGGAAGGCGAGCTTTCTCGCGAGCGCCTCGCAGCCCCTCGCTTCAGGCAGATCCAGGATTGCCTGTGCGCGAGCCATCTCATCGTCGGGCTCATCTTCAGCGTCAGGATCCGGATCATCTTCAGCGTCGGGATCCGGCTCATCTTCAGCGTCAGGGTCCGGCTCATCCTCAGCATCAGGATCCGGGCCGTCTTCAGCGTCAGGATCAGGATCATTACCCTCGCCATTTGTTGAGTTATCCGGATCGTCATTCGCATCCGGATCTGGATCTTCGTTGGCGTTTTCATCGTCCAACTGCTCAGCCAACTTTACTTTGGCGCGCGAAATTCGAGTTTCGGTCGCACCGGAGCCCAAAAGAATGCCGCGAGCCGCACTTCCTTTTGGCAGCAATTCAATAGCGGCAGCGATCCGGTCGGTGGCCTTGCCGTCGCCAGACAGGGCGGCAAGGGCTTTTCGTGTTGACGACATAGCGTTCTCCTTGTTGCGCTCGCGGGATTGCGAGTCGATGGTCGGCGTTGACCCCGCCGCCGGGGTATTTTTGGAAATGAGGGCGCGAAGTTGATCAAAGGCGGCCTCTTCAGTCTCGATTGCATCGATGAGGCCGTGATCGAGGCCTGAATGATCTGCGAGATCATTGCGCGCGTCGAATAAACGGGCCTCAGTCTCATAGAGAGCCCCCTCATCGAGAGACGGGCGACCGACGTTCACATCGCGCACAAAGTCCCGATACACCTGGTCAATCATAGCCTGCAGATTCGCTATCGCCTCCTCATCGAGCCCATGGAAACTGGCAAATTCGGTTTTGCGACGTCCGCCTTGAATAGGCGTGACACGGATGCCCCACTTTTCCATGGCGCCACTGACATCGTGGTGAAGCATCACCGCACCAATCGACCCCACTGCGGCGGTCCGACTGGCAGTGATCCGATCCGCCTGTGATCCGATCCAATAGGCGGCGCTTGCTATCAGCTCGCCGTGAACGTGGATTGGCTTTCCGCCGTTTCCGGCGCGAGTTTCGCGCATTAACTCTGACAGCTGGTACAGACCATCGTGAACAACGCCGCCCGGGCTGTCGATATGGACGAAAATGCCTTCAACACGAGGATCTTCCATCGCGTTCGAGATTGCCCGCTGAAGACTGTCATAGCCATGGTACCAGTGACCCCACCAAGCTTCACCTTCCGCGAACAATGGCGTGTCGATTTTCAACGTGGCGACGCCGTCTTTTAACGCCATACCCCATTCAAGCTCGTCATCGGGCTCGCCAAGCCACATCGGAACATAAGCATGGCCTCCGGGCGGCGGGGGAGGTGGTTCAGAAAAGAATGCGTTCTGATCTGGGCGCACACCTCCAGAGGCGCTGCCATTACCCTCAGGCAGCGCCTGCATGAACAAATTTGCCAGCTGCTCCGCACCTTGCGGCGTCATCAAAAGCGGGCGGCCAATCAAAGATCCTAAACGCGCATGCAGCGCGGAGTGAGACGGCATCAGGCAGCTCCTTCCCGGACGGGCTCAGGTTGTGATTCAATGAGGGCCGCGACTTCAGCCATCGGCTTAGGCGGGGTGACGTTGAGTTTCTCGAAGAACTTGGCTTCACGGGCGCGCTGCATCGTGACTTTTTGCCAATCGCGACCCTGCTTCGCCGTGACGTCTTGCAAGCTGGAGGCACCGATTTCCATCTCGATGCCGGCACCCATCGGTTCCTTGGTTGGGTCGACCCATCCGCGAGCAGAACCAAGCCAAATACCATCAAGCCAGGCGCGCGGTTTCGCAAACAGGTCTGGAAGCGCCGGCGGGACCTTCAGCTCGCCAGAATCCTCAGCGTCATCAATCACGCAAAGCAGAACAGGCCGCGCGACTTTCGAAACAAACAAATCGATGAAACTCTCGACCGATCGCCAAACCTCGACGAGCGCGGCGCGCGCGCTCGAGTAATTCGTTTTCGACCAGTCCATGGTCAGCTGCTCATATGAGAGACCCAACGCACTCGCGATATGACGCGAGAACACACCCGCAAAAGCCTCGAAGTCGCCGCCCTCGGAGTTGGATGTGAGCATTTCGACTTTCTCAGTCGGAAACAGTTTTTGGATCCGTGTGCCGTCTGCGAGCCGCGGGCCCTTGGCGCCGTAATAGGCATCTGACGCGTTCTGAAAGCGCACGATATCGTCCACGCTCAAAGCATCTTCAATCCCGGTCGTGGAGCGATCCGTGTAGATCACCATAGCCATCACAGCTCGCACGACAGCTGACTGAATTTCAGCGTCGCTGTATCGAGATAAATCTTTGAATTTCTTCAGCGTGGCCATCAGGGTTCCCCAACCACGGCGCTGATCGGCTCGCTCTTTACGGCGGAGGTGCAACACCACCGGGCGGCCGTAGTGGTTTTGTTTGGGCACTGCCGTCCATGTCATCGCGTCGCCGGTGCCACCGGACGTCCAGTCTTGAGGGTGGGCGTTCCGGATGTGGTAGCGAACAACATGTCGACCATTCGACTCAATACCTGAGCGGAGCGTTGGCGTATCGGGCGCGTTATTTGGATTGCTGACGCGATCCGGGTCGATCACGTGCAAACTTGTGCGAAACGGAAATCCATACGCCGGCACTTCGTCCCAACGCAGAACGACAAAAGCTTCGTTGTCGCGGAAATAGTGCCTGGCGATCAGGTTGCACAGGCCACCCCAATTTTCGTCTTGCTCCCAATCGCACCGCCAAAGCGCATCCTCACACCAGTCGTTGAAAACCCGCTCAATCTCATCAGCGAGGTCGGCAGTTTGATCGGGGTCCAAGCCCAAGGCTGCACCGTCCGGCAGCGCCGAGAAACGAAGCCCGCGCATGCCAAACGCCATATCGATGCGGCGATCATTGGCAGCCTGCGCCAGGGGCTCATTCGCTGTCAAATCGCGAGCACGCGAGACCGCGAGATCGCGCCCAAATGTTCGATTCTCCTGATCCGGTGGCGTCAGCGGCGGCGTCCAGCCAATCAGACTTGGGCCACCACGCGTCGCCGCCTCAGAGATGGACGCAGATCGTGTCGGTACCGGTAAGCTGTTTGCATTGCGACGGTGAACGCGTTTGAGCGCGTTTTGACGAGACGGGTTCATGGGGGCTCCAAGACAAGAAAAAGCCGTCCCGGCTCACGAAATCGGAAGCCGGGACGCAGGGACGCTCGGGAGGAACTCGAGCGATCCGAAATTCGACGGACAGGCCGGAAGTTCAGGCGACCCGCCTGTCCGCGATCGCTCATCGCGTCGCCAAACTGGCGATGGCGCGCGAGGCAGATCGATTGAAAAAGGTACGCCCAAGCCGGAACGTAATGACCGACCCGGATAGGTCAGCGAGAAACCGGGCTTGGGCGCGGCGATGACGGTCACACGCAAGTCAAAGACTGGGGGAGACGAGGGAAAATTACTTAGAAAACCCCGTCCGGGACGCCATCACCTCCGCTTTCAGGCTATTATGGCCCTATGGCAGATTTGAAAAAGTTGGGGCTCACCCTGCGCTGCCAGCGTCTGCTTGGCGGGCGAGCCCCGTTCTTAACGGGGGCAACAGCACGGCGTGACCGACCCGCCTCAGCGCAAGAGACAGTTGCCGGATCGGCCTCACGTTCGTTTTGGTTTCCCGGTCACCCGGTCTCCTCAACTTGATCTGGCGCCGTCCCAACCGGGCTATCTCGCGGATCAAGTGCAGAGCGCCTTGCGAGCTAACTCTGACCCCCTCTCGGGTATTTTGAATGGGGCTGGCCCGCCTGCATGTACGAACCAGCCCCGGCCAGTGCGAGTAGAGTAAGCGCTGGCAAACTGAAATTATCGAGCGAGTTGGTCGATCAACTCCAACTGGGCCACCTTCCCAGCTCCACCGATCGGCAGTCGGTTTCTACGCCTGCATGTCTCCGATTTTCCACGCTGTCGCTCAAGCGCATGATGGCAATTCCCGTTACTTCACGCAACATAACCAACGGTCCCCCGCGGGCACTTTACATGCGATCTCCAAAACCGAACGCCGTTCGGATTACAATCCTACCCGGATCCCGCCGTCCCGCGGAGCGTTGGCGCAGCCGCAATCCCGCGCCTCTTGTTCCAGGTCGCGGAGCTGCCGGCGAATTTCGTCGGGCGATGCGATATGGAAGCGGGCTTTGCTGCCGGCATATCCCGTCTCTTCAAGCACTTTTCCAGTCGACATAGCGGTCAATCGCGCTTTCAGAGCAGCGATGTCAGCCTCTATTTCGGTGCAAGATCTGGCCATCAGCTAGTCCCTCCGTGTCCATGTTTGCGACCGAGTTCCTCGAGCCGGCGTTTGTCTTCATCGCTCAACCCTTCGGGCTTCGCGTCATCTTCTGCATCGGCCGGCGCTGCAGATCCACTCCACAGTTTCTCCAACCCACCAGCACCGGCAAGCGTAGGGTCTTCCTCCGGTAAAACTGAGGCATATACGTCAGCCCAGCGTTCAAAATCCCAAGTGTCGATTTGAAGCGAGCACGCGGCGGCCAAATTGTAGACACCAAGATCCAGCGCCTCGTTCGGCTGTCCGCTAATCTTTACCCATTCGCCATATGGCTTTTTCGGGTCGCTGAAACTGAGTTTCTCCGCAGTGAGCTGTTTCGCTTCTTCCTCAGTTAGGTCACCTGGAAACAGGATAGCTCGCGACGGCAGGGACTTGCCTTTTTCGGCTCGCAAACCATCGCCCATTCCGCCGTAAAACCTGCCTTTCAAGGTGTGGCCGCCGACTTGTAGCGGTACGATTTTTGACACGGTCCGCTTGTTGATTTTGACCTTCTTCGGCGTCGACTGCGTGACCGCGGGCGCTTCGTGAGAATTTCGCCCTTTGGCCCCGAAAATCGCAAACACGCCTTCGGCCATGCGACCACGGCAGTACGCGTAGACTTCCTGCGTCCAGTTACCCGAGTCGACGAAACAGCGAGATGGCGCAGCCGCCTTGAACGCGGGCCCCGACCAGGTTTGTTTGCGCTGCGCGTCAAGATCTTTCCAAACCTGCAGTTTGGTTGGGTCGCCGGGCAGGATGCCTTTGGCCACCCTGAACCCGACTCCCCCGCGGCCCCAGGCGTAAACCGCCCATTCTAGACGGTTCACCTGGACGTCGACGGCCATGGTCAGCACCGCGCAGAATGGCGGCACTGTACCTTCTTCCCATACACGACCAGAGGCCTCGAGCAACGCTGCTACCTCGGGACGGTCAACAATTCCGTCGAAAGGCAAGCCAAGCGTTTGCTGAAAGAACACCTTGGCTTCAAAACGCCCCTCAACGACCTCTCGCCATTCGCGCCAGATCACGTTCCAGGCAATTTGCGGGTTCATGGCCTGCCAGATCTGGAAACTCGCCGGCCGGCCCTCGCAGTTTCTTGGGCTCACCCATCGGCGCCCCTCACGACGGAACGCCCATCGATCGATCTCGTCGGCTGGAATGATCTCGGGTGGCTGCGGATTGTCTTCCCGATCGCTCGGGAAATACGGAACCCATCGGCCCTGTTGGATCATGTCATGGCGCTGGTAACTCTCAGCGAGCGCGCCGCAGCCCTGGTTCTCCTGTTCGGGCCCGGATGCCTTGCAGTAGAACCCAACAGTTTGGTCCGGATCCTCAGGGGTCGGACCGACCATATTTTCAAACTTTAGCGCGCTGAAATCGCCGCAATGTGGACATGGCACCACATATTGAGCCTGATCGCCTGCTTCAAATTCAGCGGTAACGCGGCACCCGCCGGCCTCTCCCTTCAGCGCCTTCTTTCCAGGCGTGGACGGAATGACCAGTTTGAATTCAGGTCCAAAAAACGTGCCGCGCTTACGGGCCTGGTCAATCGGGTGGCCGCGATTGTCGACGTCGTCATCGTACTCAGTCGCCTCTTCGGCCACAATGAAGCCAATCGAGACCATTTGCAGCGGCTTCGAGGTGCCGGCGGAGTCGATAATCGCAAAACCACCAGGGAACCGCTTGAAGGATCCAGTCGACTTTTCGGAAGTTCGCCCGGTCTGGCTCGCGATCTTCCGCGTGATTTGCGGCGAGGCCTGCACAGTCGCGTCAAATTTGACCTTGTTGTATTTTTTCGCCTCGTCAGTCGACGGAAGCAAATACAACATTGAACACGGCGACTGATCGACACGCGATAGGCCTGCATTCAGAGCGCATTCTGACTTTCCGGTTTGAGCGGATCCTCGGATTGTTACCGTTTGCACAGGATCTTCCGGGCCCATGCGATCCATCGGCACCTTCAGATAGGGCAAAAGGTCATTCGACCATTGCCCGGGCTTCGGGGATCCAGATTCAGCGCTAACGAAGCGATACTTCGCCGCCCATTCGTGAACCAGGAGCGGCTCTTCTACCGGCGCTTCCTCCGCGATCGCGCCGCCAACGACTGCGAATGCTGACGCGAGGCCAGTGAAGGTTTTCCGCAGCTCCTCCGGCGTCATCCAGCCTGGGCCTCAGGAGCAAGATCGTCTCCTGACATCAGCTGATGTGCGAATTCTTCCAGCTGCTTGAAGCGATCGAGGGCTTCAGGGTTGGAATCCGTTATCTCGCGGCTGGCGGCGGCGGCAAAACCATTCCAACCGCCGCGAAACACATCGTCCAAGATCGCTTTGACCTCTGCCGAGCGTTCTTCAGACGCGAACATGGCGGCAATGCGCTCAGCCGCGGGTCCGATGGCGCGCAAATGCTGCCCTTGTCCCTCCGCAATGGCGTATGCGATCGCAGCATGGGCGCTGGTGGCCGGGATCAGCAAGCCCTGAGCCTCATACTCGTTGCGTTCGAGCCGCATCGCCTCGTAGTGGGCTTTGCGGCGGGTTGGATCCAACGGGACAACCGTTCGATCCGCTTCCGGCTCGGGCTGGGCGGCCGCTGCATCGTCAGGCGTGTCAGGCTTCGCCTTCGGTTTTGGCGCCGCTGCTCGAACGGAATCCGGTACCGCGGGCTTCGCAGTCAGTCGCGAAGGCCGCTTATTGCTGGTCTCACCAGCGTGAATCGCGCCGCGATAGTCATCACGGTACTTTTTGATCAGCGCTTCTGCATCAATGAACAGCGTGCGGCCGATTTTCTGGAATAGCTCAGGATATTTTTTGCGCTGGCGCGTAATGGTTGAGAGGTGAACTTCGATGCCTTGGTCGGCGAAATACTTTTCGGTGTCCTTCCCGGAGCGCCAGCCGTCGGGAGCGCCTGACATGACGAAGATCTCCGATGGCTAAAGTTTGCATGGGTGGTACTAGGTTCCAAATACTTGCAGGTGTTTCGGCGATCTGGCTCTGGTGAAAAAAAACGCGCTTCGCGCCCCCGTAACGTATTTGAACGCTGGAAGGACCCGAAACCGCAATAAACACGGGAAATCTGGCCGTCTGACATAGATTTTGGAATGTAGTTTTCCTGATGCCATACCGGCTCCCGGTCAACCATTATTTGCGATCACCCTTTGCGTGCAAACATCGGTGCAATCGCGTCCAGCCCTGCAACCATCGAAGATCTGGATGCATCCTGAGCCACTGAAATTTTTCCTCCGACATAGGCTTTGCATGCCGCCTTCAACCCCGAATCGCCACGAATCACCGCCGCGCAGACTTTCGAGAAACCAGCCTTGCCGGTCAGGCGCTCGCCCTCCGATTCGGTGACGGCGAGGAACGTTGGCCAAATGCCTTCGGTTTCACGCAGTCGATCAACCCGGGCAGCCATCCCCCCATCGCCGCCACGCCGGATAGACTTGGAAACCTTAGGCTCGAACGTCTTCACCGGGTCCTGTTTGCGCTTGTGCTTGTGCTTGGAATAAACCGCACGGTTCGCGACCTTCGAATGCGAGGCAACGATAGCCGCACCGGGATCTCGCCAATTGCTACCAACCATCGGCACCCCATCGAGCAGGCCATTGAGCCGCAATCCAATGTCGAGGTGAACCAACGTCAGTTCTTCGCAAGCGCCGACAGTCACGATGAAAGGGTGAACCGCTCGGCGCTGAGATCGCGCCTCAGCCAGGATCTCGTTGATGGTGACATCCTTGCGGTGTTGATCCTTCAGCCGATCGGCAATTGCCCCTTCGATATCTCGGGCTTTGTCGTTCCACCCTCGTTTCTCGGCATCGTCACGCTGATTGTACAGCTCGCCCAAGCTCACGAATGTTGCCTGAGGATTTGGCTCTGCTTCCGGCTCCGGCGCACGCGGTTGCTTGGGCGGCGCCGGTTGATTTCCCTGCGCATCAGCTTCCGGCTCGATGGTGATGTCATGGTCAGGGTAGAGATCCGCCGCTTTGATTTTCTTACGTTTCGACATGACCACCCTCCGATGTCTGGGCCTCGTCTTCGGCGACATCGTCCCGTCGAACAGTGATCTGATATCCGTCAAATCCAAGGTCCTGAAGATTATCGACCAGCTTTGAGCCAATGATTTCGTGCAGCCTACCAACGTGCTCACCATCGGTGGCTGCGATCACCAGGCATTGTTCGATTTGCCAAACCCTGCACCCGAGCAAGGCCTCGCCGATATGAGCCCGCCATTTGCCACTCCCGCCTAGACGGGCGGCGAGGTACTGAGCGCTGATCGATCTGAAGAATGGCAGGTCCGCCTGAGCACGATCCCCCTGAACCGCCATGCCGGAGTTTCCGCCTGGCAGTGACGGTTGCGATTTTGTCCACAGACTGGCGTCGCGTGCGCGTTTTTGAATCCCTTGGGGTGAATCATCCTTATAATGGTCCGTGGACAAAATGTCCGAGTAAGCGGACAAAATGTCCGAGTTAGCGTCCAGAAAACCTTTTTGCGGTCCTTCTTTTTCCACAGCCGAAGGGGCGAGCATTTCAACCCTGTCTTCAAACTGCAGCGCCGTGAGTTCACTCGCATGATCAAGGATCCGAGACGGCCAACCATCGAAGGCCGCAACAAGCCCGCTCTGACAGGCCTCTATCTCACGCGCCGCCTGGAACTCCTGTTCAGCCAAAAGTGCCCCCTGAAGCGCTGCGATGACGGCCGCACAATTCTCAGCAGTGGCTGGGGCGCCGATCAGGTTTCGGCGCTCGAGCGCGCGTGCGGCGCCGGCCCCAATGCGCCGACGCGTGATCATGAGCCCACGAGCAAGCCACTGCAGGCGCTCCCAGTGGACACGAAACAAACGCGCGTCATACGGCCCGCCGCGGCGAGCGTCGAGGTCGAGCACCAAATGCTGCAAGTCATCGCCAGACCAGGCCTCTAGAGCCCGTCGAAAGGATCTGCCGTCTTGACGTGCGACGATGCGAAGGCCGGCGAGAGAGCACGCAGAATACCCCGTCTGCGCATCGGTGAACATTGCCAGCGCCCCAAGCCAGCCCGCCCGCCCGGATGGCTCCAAGACGGCGTTTTGGGCGTTCAGCAACAACCGAACGCCGTTCGTTTTTTCGGATATACGTTTCCCGCTCACGGAAACCCCCATGTTAAAAAAATTGGCCGAAGAATTGTGGACGCGGCGCCCCATATTGCCCGCGTCGAGGATGCGGGGCTTGAACCTATGGAGGCTTCAAAACCTTGTTGGGAGCAGCCTGGCGATGGATCGCGCCATACAGGCCGGATATCGCGCCGAAGAACGAGCTGATTGTGAACACGATCATGAGGGTCACAATCACCCAAACCAGACAGATTTGCTTGATGATCCAGCCGATGGTCTTGGCATGGCGAATGACGGATTGCCCAAGCTCAGAATCGATGATGCGCATCTTAACGATCACCCCCATCGATGTTTCCGCGGTGCACGGTATAGGTCAGCGCCACGACGTCCGGATTGTCTGACCAGGCCTCACCTTGTTTGGATCCGTGCAGCGTATCCCACAGCTTCGCGAAGGCGTGCTTCGGTGAGTTCGCCAGCATCGCCGTTTCGGCATGCGGCCTACGATCCTCATCGAGGCGCCATGCGCCAGCATGGGCCCATTTGGTTGCACCGTCCCAGCCGAACGAACCCGAGATCATTCCCTCAGCCTCGGCCGCGTCGTCTGTCAGATCCTGCAGAGCTTCAAATGTGACATCCGTCACGGAAAGCCATAGGCGAGACACCCATCGCGGCATGTGAATGCTCGGACGCCAATTCCCCTCGGCGCCGCTCTCCAGGTCATCTACCCATTGTGCCCAAAGATACTTGTCACCGTGCGGGTGATCGTAATTCATCGATCCATCGTCGCAGAGATAAGTCGGGTCATCCATCAATGCCCATCGGTGCTTGTCCGCCCGATAGAGAATTCCCGGAGCGCCATAAAGGTTCACATCGCCGAATGCTTCGCGAACATAGAGTCGATCGCCTGGAACACACTTTGCGAGCGGGGATGAGGCGAGACGACGCGTCTGCGTTTTTGCGTCAGACAGCATCGCCAATACCATCGGACCGGAGAAAATTACGGGACGGTCGGTCATGCTGAAGCCCCGCTCTCGGGCAACCAGGGATCCAGCAACTCTAGCAACTGACCTGTGTGCTCAGCCGCCAATCGAATTGCTTCGTGCACACCCTTCCAATGGACGCCAAATGGCAGTGTGCCGACGAGGTAAGCTTTCTCGCTTGGGTCGTAATGCATCGCTTCGGGCCACAGCTCTGTGACGCGCGTCAAATCCAGCGAGGCCTGACAGGTACCAATGCCGAAACACTCAACGAGATCGGAGCGGTTGATGCGCCCATGATCTTTCAGAACGGACAGCACGTACAAGCATCGAAACAGCTGTTGGTGGGTCATCGCGTGCGCCCTGTATTTTGCATAAACACGGCACTGTCCGCGGAGGCCTCCGCGTCTGGGCTCATATTCCATGCGAAAGCCGAGAACAGAGCGACATCCACCGGATCACCTTTAGCGCAATGGGCACGCATTTGCCGCCAGCACGACCAAGACCAGTTCTCTTCGTCCCAACCTGTTTTGCCCTTTAGTGCTTTGGAACGAACGAACTTGTCTTTCATTTTAAAGGCAAATGCATCGATCATTGCGAATGCGGCTCGCTGTTCCGCGCCGACGTTGCAGAGGCACGACGCTTCACGACAACCGCACGGTTTGGAAAACCGCTCAGTCGTGAAATGAGGATCCGTCCCCAGTGTCGGATCATCCAGGTGTTCCGCATCTTCAGGTCGCCCAAAGTCGTGAATTATGGATACGGCCACACGGACGATTTGTTCATCGTCCCCATCTTTGAAGCCACCGTTTTCAACCCACTGCTTCAGCGCCTGCTCATAGTCCCAACATACGCTGTCGACGAATATCCCCTGACAACCGTTCACCAGCGCATATCCGTGAGCCGGATTGGTCACATGCGAGATTTTTTCGCGATCAAAATAGGGGCGGTTCGGATCTTCAGTCATCGGCAATGGCCTTTCGCTTTTCGCGGGTTTTTCGAGCGAGATCCCGCATGGTGATTTCGACGGCACCCGCCGCGACCGCGACCGCTCGCTTAGACATCGAAATGTCGAAATGTTCGTGAGGTGTGCCGGCCTTTTGAAGCCACTTGCGCTGAACGCCGATGCGATCAGCCATGGCGAGCAATTCCTCGGTGGTGTCAGCGATCATGTGGCACATTTTCATGCGCCCGAGCTTCCCCATTGGGGTGGTGTGCATATCGTCGACGTAAACTGTCACGACGACACCTCAGGCCAATTGAAATGCTCCTGCCCATCCAGGATATGTCCCGCTTTGCGTTTACCGACTTTGCTCATGAAGTTGGCACCACCATCTTCATATTGTTGCGCCATCATCCAGTCCGCGTACCCGGCGTCCCACCATCCGTCCGAATGCAAGATCATCGTTTCGTATGACGAATTGGCCACATCCGTTTCCACCGGAACATTCGACCATTCGTATTGCGACCACGGCAGGAAATTTCCCCATTGCTTGAAGAAAAACGGCAGGCCTGACTGCGCACATTGATCTCGAATGGATCTCGCCCAATCCGCATGCATTGGGCGAGCACCTGGCCCGGACTCGCCACCCACGATCACCCAATCGACAGCAGCTGAATGATCTTGCTCAAACTTGTTGAGGCCTGGGCCCTCATGCCAGGCGCTGCCGTTGAGTGCGCTCTGGAAGAAATGGCCATTGCATATGCTTGTCAGATCAACGGGTCCCAGGAGGGGCTCACAGCTCAAAATCCGCTTTTCAGCTGGCGTCGCCAAAAGATCGGGAATTCTCTGCTCAGCGCGGCGTTGATCCTCAACCGAAACCCCCAACCACACATTGGGTAGCGGCCACTTCCTATCCAACTCATGCCCTTTTTCCGCGGGCGTCCGGTTGGGAAAAAGCTTGCGCTGGACCTTAAATCCAGCCGAGTAAATTTCATGACACAATGTTCCGGGCCGGGAGGAGTCACCCAACAACCATCCATCGCTTTTTTCGCTCAGCAGGGAACGCATTCGCTCTGATCGTTTGGTAAGCACGATGAAAATGTGCTGCGGACAAAGTGCCATAATGGCGAATACTCGCGCGACCCAATCTTCGAGAACGTCTTCGTGGAACAAATCGCCCATAGAGTTCACAAAAATGGCTCGAGGCTTCGACCAGCGCAGCGGTTTGGTCAGCACTTGTTCGGATGCGATGTTCAATCGCCCCGTCCAAACCGGCCCGGCCTTGGAGGGGACCGTTGTGCCCATGTACTGTTGCAGCTTCATTTTCTCGAGCCGCGCAGCCATGCTCATCGCGTAGCAGTTCGTGCAGCCAGGACTGATCACGCTGCAACCAACTATTGGGTTCCAGGTCTCACCTTTGAAACCCGGGATATGCGTCCATTCGATGCCTGTGCCGTGCTTGGTCATGAGAGATCACCGGATTGCGCCGGCAACGCCCTGATGATCGCTGCACGATAAAGCTCACAAACAGCCGCTTCCTCTTCGAGCGTGATCGCACCCGCTGCTCGCGCCGCGGCCAACGCGTCAAAACAACTAACGATCACATTATGCATCGCTGCGGCGACGATTTGTTCGTCAAAAACAAATCCGGGTATCGGTACGCATTGGCCGTGTATCAGGCCAATTCCAGCGACTTTGGTGACGCACTCTGCAGACTTAGATCGAACGACCATCTGAATCTGCTGATCCTCGGTCAGACCCGCCGGCATATCGTCTACGTTTGGTTCCCAATCACGCACTAGCGCCCATGCAGCGCGATAGGCTTCGTTGATGGCTTTCGTCAGCCGCTTAGTTTTGCTCTCACTACTCAAAACAGCCTCCGCATGCCTTTTTTGGGTTTGGACTTTTCATCGAGAATTGAAGACAGCCGCTTCAGCGCCGCCTCAAATCCGAGATCCTCAGTTTCGCGAACCAGGTTGATGATATCGAACCCTTCGCCGCATGATTTGCAGCGTCCACCACGGTGGTTTTCAGTTTCCCGAACGGCGAACTCCGCACCACAGCTCGGGCAGTCCCAACCGCGACGCGACGATCCTGCCAAACCGAGGTCGCTCGCAACCTCACCAAACTTGAGCGCGGATTTGAGCTTGTCCCTGGTGTGGGGAACGGCTGAAGGCCTGCCGGCGGAAAACAGATCAGACATCGCTATTTCCGGGCACGAGCGACTTTGGACGGCAACGTGACTTCCAGTTTGTCGCCATCAACGATCTTCCACGAAGCCGCCGTTGAATTCCACGGCTTCCCATCTGCCGGGCACAAGCCAGTCGCTGACAATCGAACCGCACTGCCACGACTCGACTCTTTGGCTTCAAAAGGTCCCGTCCGATCCCGAATGAGTCGAACTCGATCCACCGCTTCACCAGCGGGGATCGCGATCCGATAACACTCCGATCCGGTCATTTCGCACTCTGATTGAACATCGTCGAAAAATCGAAAAGCGAGCACCCAGGTTCCTCCCCGGTACTGCCGCATGGAAACACGCACTCCGAGTTTTGGCGCATTCCCCGCTACAGGCTCGATATCGCTCCATGCTGACATTCATTCCTCCTATGGATTGAAACCCGCCTCATACGAGCAGGCCTTTTTGTTCGTTTTGTCTGATTTTGAGGCCCTTGCTGGCGTTCCAGACCCAACCCCATCCATTGATGCGCGGGTTTGTTTTGTTCGAGGGCGCGGGGGCAGGACTGTCGAAGCACCATACCCAACGACCTGGATCCCAGTTCCCTACCGGACGAATGAGCCTACCTGAGAACCTTGACCAATCGCCAAGATAAGTGTGGCCGAGTGAATCCTGTCGGTAAGGCCGAACACAATCCTGCATCAGACCTCCGGTGCGAAACGCTGCAACGAGCGTTGCGGATCCAACGAACTTTCCAGCGTCGTTGTCTTCCCAATTGCGAAAGGCCTCGCGCCACTCTTCGAATGGCAACCCATGCAACATCGAAATCGCAGCCTTCGCTGATTCAGAGAACGTCTTGAGCGGCTCCTTACTGGCGCCGACATGTAAACCAAGCTTGTGCCCGATCATTTCCGGAGGCGGACCATATGACGTGGTGAACCCCCACGTTTTTCCAGCGGCAAGCAATTGCATGACAGGGGACCGGCGCGTGATGCACCATTTGCCATCCTCAGGTGAAGAGTGACGATGCCATCGCGGATCCCGCGGTTGCCCAGTGCCCATGTACTGAAATTGCTGTTGCTTCATCCGACCCTCCGCAATTTGCAGGGGCCGGGGGGATTACAGGTCAGCCGGCGATGCACGAAAGGCCCGCTCGGCTCGCGCTCCCAACGATACCAGGCGTGCAGACGGGTCTGATTATTCGTGGGGCCTTCATACTCATCGCGATGCATTCGAAGGCGTTCACGAAACGGGAAATAGCCCGTGAAGTTCGGGCCATCCATCAGCTGGTCGCGATACTCACAGCGATTACCGCCCTGCTGAAAACCAAGCTCGAGCAGCATGTAAACGCGAGGCGCCAGTTCAAGCGCATGGGCCACAAATCGAGCCGCTTTGCTGCCTAAGTCTTTCTCTCCGCCATAGGGCGGATTGGTTACCACTGCGAATTCGCGACTGCCGATCGTTTCAGATAGCACTGATGGGCTGTAATCGAAGAAGTTCACGTTCCAGGTCGGCGCCTGCAGGCCTTTCCCTGGCTTGCCCTTCCAACGAAGCTCGTACTGGTTGAGGTCGCTGGAGATGACCACGTGCCCTGCCGACTGCAGAGAAGCAGTGATCGCGCCGGGTCCACATGCAGGTTCCAAAATGAGCCGGCTTCCGGAACGAAGCCACGGATCTGCAGCGATTAAGGCGTGAACGGCTTCACGCGGCGTCTCATAGAGTTGGGCGTCATCATCGCCGTAATTGTTTGCCCCGAGGTGGATGATCTTGGTCATGCCTTACCTCGCGACATGGCTTCGGCGCTCTGGCGTATGGCATCGAATGCTGACGCGGGCATTTCGTTGATGGCCTCGTCGACGGAAGGCGCCGTTGCGCCTCTCATCGAGAACTCAATCTGCTTGAAAGGCCGCTCGCGATACTGACGAGCGCGGATCTTGCCCTGATCCCGACGCCGGCAACCATTTTCACGGGCGCATTCGTAAGGCCACGCGCAATCGCTGCAAAATGTCCCAGATCCCGACATCACTGCGCCTCCAGATCGGCGGCTAGAGCGCTGAGAACCTGTTGGGAGTCATGGATGGCCTTTTGGATCTCGCGCTTTTCGGACTTGGAGATTTTCCCATCCTTCAGCGCATCCATGATTTCTGCCGCCAGATCAGCGCTCTCGCGAACAGTGTTGGCCGCATGATCGAACCAGCTCAGTCGCGGACCCTCGAAATGTTCAATGGCCCCCTCATAGTGATCCAGGATCGGCGTACCGCCGCCGGCATCGAAGCAGGCCTGATCCAACTTGATCGCGTCATCCAGGCGCAACATTTCAGAGCGGTTTGGATTGGCCGCGTGCGGGATCGTGTATCGATCTCGACCGATAGCAAGCGAAGCGTTTGAGAGACCGCCCAACGGCTTGGCTGCTCGCTCTATCGCCGCTTTCAATGAGTTGGGAGCTTTACGCGTCGTCATTGGCCACCCCACTTCGTCGAAAAAACGATGCAGTGAGGGGTGGCTTGCAATACGCGATGAAACCCCAAGCACAGACCAGCATGACTGGTGGGCCGCCCAGAGCCACAATCATCGTTACGGTCCAAACCAATGCTGCAATCAGCAACCACGCACCAAGCACCCAATGCAGATACTTCGTCTTCGTGACGGGTGGACGGATAATCATAATGATGGCGGTGATGAGCAAGCAGAACAGTCCAACCTGCCACCAGTAAAACCCGCTATCAGCGTACACACGCCAATAGGCGGTGAGAAAATTGAATAGATTCATGCAGCTACCCCACTTTGATTTGGCAATTGGGGTAGAGAAAGCTGTGTGCCCGGGGCATTTTTCTCGGCATGCTCTCGCGCATCTTCTTCTACCCACTTCTTCAACAGATCATCGAAGCTCAGTCCGGTAACGCGCCGCATCCGAATCAGTACTGGCACGGATGGCAGTGCATTCTCGCGTCTGAGGGCGACAAAAAAGCCACGAGAAATACCAAGCATTTCAGAAGCTTGCGTATCGTTCACGCCTTTGGCTGATTTCCAATCATCGAGAATCGTCATGTCGTTTGTAATATCACACCAACATTTTCCGACAAGAAAATTGTTGGTGTCACCAACAGCGCGTGATTTCGCGCTGTGGCAATGTGCTCACATGAATAAGTTCGAACCACCGGAGTTGCACCTGGCGGCCTGGCGCAAAAATGCGGGCCTCACCCAAGAGCAACTTGCTCACAAGATTGGATACTCGCGTGGCCACATCGCTAACTCTGAAGTTCAAACGACCAACGTGACTCTTCAGTTTCTGACCGCATACGCAGAAGGGGTGTCAGCTCCGAGCGTGCCTGCGCTATTCTCAAAGCCGGACGCCTTCAATCCAACATTGGCCAAACTGCAACAATACTTCTTGCAGATCGAGCAACCCGAACAACGCGATGCTGTCGTAAACGTAGCCAAGGGACTTAGTGAGCAATATGCCGGAGCCGCAATCGAAACTGAACAGTGAGGCGGAACAAAGCGAAGAAACTGACGTGTCCAGTCTCGGAGTGTTGGGCGTTGTCCTGATGATTATCGGGACTTGCATATTGGGCTGGCATTTCTTCACTTCACCGGAAGTGATCGCGTACAAAAATGTCGATCCGGCGTTTACTGATGGATTGGAAAGCTATGGGTTTGAGCGTGAAATGTTACGCGCGAGCTGGGCTTTATTTCTTGCACCAATCATAATCATCACAGGTGCAATATTTACTGCTGCGGGATGCGTCGTGGCCGCAATTGGTAAGCGGTAAGACAACACCGAATCTCCTACGATTTGTAGTCTGTGAAGTAACAATTTTGCCGGATAGGCAAAATAAATTGTTGCTGTAATCAACATTTTTTTCTTGAAATTGTTGGTGAGAGATGACAATAGGTCTCCTCACAGGAGAAACTGCATGTCTCACTCATCGCCAGATAAACCGAACGCCGTTCGCTTTGCGCAGGCTGAGCTGCCGAATTTTCCAATTCGCCGTGGTGACCGATCGGGATCCGCACGTCTGCCCGCAAGGGCCGCTTAAGCAGAGGCGGGGCCGGGCATTCCGTCGATAAGAATGAACGGCCCCGAACTGACCAATATGGCAACCATTACTTTTGATAAGGATCTTCTGACGGCCATCCATGAACATGGCCCAGATATCAAACCTGGCGCGCTCGCCGAAGCAGCTGGATTATCAAAGGCGAATATCGCTCGCAGCCTTGCGAACCACCGCAAGTCTGAACTCGTTAAAGCCGAGACGCTCACGCTCACGCCAGAGGGCGCTCGGCTTGCAGGTGTGTCGCTGCCGCCCCCAGGACCGGCCGAACGCGAAACAGGGAATACCCCGAGCTCTGTTTCCGCAAATGGCAGCGACACATCTGCGCCCCCAACATTGGCGCCTTGGGATCAGATCCGGCCAAGCGGACTGAACTATCGCAAGACGTTCAACCAGGACTCAATCGACGAACTCGCGGCCAGCCTGCTGAAGGAAGGCCAATTGCAAGAGATCGTCGTTCGCCGCGTCGTGCCCACATCCGACGATCAATTTCGGTGGGAGGTTGTCGCCGGCGAGCGAAGATGGCGGGCGTTCCGAGACCTCATCGATGCCGGCAAGCTGCCGAAGAACCATCCGATCCGGATCCACCGTAAAGATCTCGACGATATCGAAGTGCTCGAAATTGCGGTTATGGAGAACCGTCAGCGCGAAGACGTGCACCCGATGGAAGAGGCGAGGGCGATCGCGGCCCTGCAGGACGCAAGGGTAAAAGCTGGAAACGTTTCAGACGCTCGCGCAGTCTGCCGCGAAATCGGCGAAAAACTTGGACTGACTGAGCGCTGGGCACAGATCCGCGTCAACATGGTGCGCCGGCTTTCGCCAAAGGTTCAGCAGGCCATGATGGACGGCGTTTTCACAAGCGTGAAGTGGGCGGACGAACTCGGGCGATGGCCGCATGAAATGCAGGAAAAGGCCGTCGAACAAATGAACGCTCGATGGGATCGGATCACCACCGAAACCGAGTTGAAAAATTGGCTGGCCGGGGACGCCGTTCCGGTCGGCGAGCAACCCTTCGAAGTCGACGCCTATGTCGAGGCGGGTGGGACACTCAGCGAGCCCGACGACGAAGGGAATGTTCAGCTGGTCAATTCCGGACTTGCCCGCACGCTCGCGGTTAAGGCCGCGGAGGCCGAAGCTGAGAAAATCACCGCGGACAAGAAATATCAGCGAGAGCACTCCCAGGAGTCCTATTACTCCGACTGGGCATATCCCGCGGCGAAAGACCTGAAGCCGAAACCACCGGAAAGCCTGCACCAGGTTCTATGCGTGATCGATCGCCATTCTCTGAAGGTCAAGCACTACCACCCCGTTGTGAAACGCGAGTCGTACGACGCCTGGCTGAAAAAGCAGAAAACACAAGTCACACCTGCTGATGGCGGCGAGCCAGTCAAAGCGCTGACACGCGGGCTTTGGAAAGCCGGCGCGATCGCGCGCACGAAAGCGCTACGCGAGGCGATCACCGACGACGTCAATATCGCCAAGGCGCTGATGATCTTGGCACTGGCTCCAAGATCGAGCTGGAACGCGACGATGGTTTGCGTTCGCCGCGATGAGCCCACGGGTGATGCTGGCGAAATCGGAATTGGAAGCGTTCATAACTCGCTCATTCTGACCAGCCGACTGGACGGTTTCAACAAAGATGGTGAGATCTCTGATCGCCGCAAAGCGCTTCTGTCTCTGATCGAAGATCCTGAGCTGGTCGACCAGATCTTCACCGCCATGGTTGCCGACCTGACAGTCGATTGCCGCTGGACGGCCGGGCCCGGCGCGATGGGCGAAGCCATCGCCATGTGTGACGCAGGTTACGTTCACAATCCGGATGGCGAAATCGTAGATGCTGACTGGGCGAAGAAATATACGAAAGCTCAGCAGGCGCGCCTGATCGACGCCTATGGTCTGTTTCTCGACACAGACGAAATCTCTCGCCTGAAAAAGAAAGATGCCGACGGACAGGTCGCCGAAGCGATTACGTCGGATCACCAGCCAATCGAAGCGCGATTTGTCGACGAAAACAAAGCTCGCAAGCTCGAACAAAAACTACTCAACGGAGGAAAAGTATGAGCGACAATTCCGCAGAATTGCTGATTGAGCATACGACGAAAATTGTGTGCGCCTATGCGTCCAACAACCAAATCCACAGGAATGACCTTCAGGGGCTGATTGCAGAAACGCACAATAGCTTGTGCGCACTGGGTGACACGGTCGACCCGCAACCAGAACCGGCGGTCCCAATCAAAAAATCGGTGACCGACCATCATATTATCTGCCTGGAAGACGGCGCGAAACTGAAGATGCTGAAGCGCTATTTGCGCACGCACTACAACATGTCGCCGGATGAGTATCGCGCCCGCTGGGGCCTGCCGGCAGACTATCCAATGGTCGCTCCCGAATACGCCCAACGACGCTCAGATTTCGCAAAGAAGATCGGCCTTGGAAAGAAATCATAATGCTCGAGGATCCAGCCTTCTGGCGCGCCGCTTTAAGCTCAGTCCTTTGGGTGGTGCTCGCGGCCACGTCCATCTTCTGCTTCGCCACCCACGGAAGCGCCAAACGATGAAACTGACTGTGTTTCTTCGTGCGCTTCTGTCGCGCATCAAAGAGACCTGGGCCGGTCCGAGCACGTGCACTTGCTATGAATGCGGGCGCACCCACAGCTCCAGAACCTGGCGCTGCTCTGCGTGCGAGACCTGCCTCCATCCGATTGATTGGGGTTGGGAATACGATGCGACGCCGCATTGGCGCGCGAAAGCCGGCACCCGGGCGACGCTGACATTTGACCTCTGGCTGCATCAGTTGAACGAGGCCTATGCCAAGCGCCGACCAAATGGCTCGAGACGCCCCATCACTGACGAGACCGGAACTGATGTCTGGAGAGGTCAGTACGAGAGCGGCCTAACCGCCGACGAAGCCATTGTCGCAAGGTGGATCGACGAATGAGCACGACTAAACCCACTCGCAAACTCACGCGTCCTGCTTGCCCAAAGTGCAAGAAATCAACCGGACTCGCGGGCAGGGCGGTATTCGCGACTGAATACCGTCAAGGCGCTTGGCGGGTGCCGAAGGAACCGATTGAAACGCTACAGATCGACTGTCCATGCGGATGGTCGGGCAAGAAATCTGACCTGATCCCGATCAAGTATCGCTGCGAGAAAGCCGAGCTGCTCGAGGAAAATTGGGTAGCCGAATGTCAGTATCCTGGTCGGCGCTCGTTTTGGGTCGGCAGTTTCATAGTCCCCCGCGAAGGTGGAAAGAAAGCGACCGCCGCACGCGCCGAAGCCGCCGCGATCGAGTTCATGGAAAACATCACGCCGGAATGGCTATCTCCGCCGGCGATCGTGCAAACGGTGCCCGGCGCCATGCTGCTGATTATCGATGAGGATCCAGAATGACAGACCGAGACCTGTTCGGGCACCCGACCAATTCGCCGTCACTCTCCTTTGAGGAATGGCTCCGCGAACTTGATGCCGAATACGAGAAGCGCGGGGGCGATCAGACCGGAAAATCCCTCGTCGCGCAAAGCGGAAGGGAATGTTGGCGCGACTACTACGACGACGGATATTCGCCCGCCGACGCTCTCTCTGAAGACTGGAGCTATCAATGAGTGACTTCGACGAACTCAATCGCAAAGCGCTCGAACTTTCAGAGCAGCTAGTGCAGCTTTTGTATGAGGAAAAACCGGATCTGGATCCGGGCACATGTCTCGGCTGGGCATTGTCGATTGCCTATTCTGGGCATGTCTCTTTTCACAAAGGCATTCCTTCGACCGCGTTCGCAGTGGGGATTTGTGATTTCCTCGGAAACATGTTGGCGACTGCGAAGAATATCGGCGGCGACGAGTTCGAGACCCGCGTCGGCGACACGATCATTTCATTCATTCAAGAGCGACCCTGGCAGCCAGAAATGGACTTCAGAAATGTGATTCCAAGACCGCGGAAGGAAGCGTCATGAACGTCAAGAAACTGCCTACCACTATGATCGAAGTGGATCTCGAGACCGGTGAAGAAACCGTCCACGCCATCACGATGGATCTACTGCCGCCACCTGCTGATTGCTGCCAGGTTTGCGGAGCGCGCCATGACGAGCGCGCGCCGCACAACCAACAGTCACTCTATTACCAAACCGCATTTCACGCAGATCACGGCCGAGCGCCAACCTGGGAGGATGCGATGGAGCACTGCAGCGAAGAGGTCAAAAAAATAACCATCAGCGTGCTCGAGGAAAACGGCGTGGATTGGCGGAAGGAAGCATCATGACAAATCGCGACACGAAATGCAGCTACTGCGGATCCCTGAATGGAGGGCACACTTTGGCATGCTCAGCGTTGGCAAAAGACATGCGGGAAGGTGATGCATACCTTCGCAAAATCGGCTGGTCGCGGAAACAGATCCCGGTTGAACGATCCACGAAATCCAGGAGCGCCGAATGAGAGAAGGGCAACAACTTTCGTCGGGCCCAGCAAACGGGTGCGCAGTGCCTGGTCGTGATGGCTGGAAGCAGCTGGTTGTTCGTATGGACGAAGAGACGTTCGACGAGATCCGCCGACGCGCCATCCGGGAGAACACGAGCGTCGCCCAACAAATCCGTTTGCTGATTGAGTGGGGATTGGAGGCGGAGAATGTCTGAATCCAAGGCCTCTATCACCCCCGGAAGCGCTCACCGCAACCCGACCCAAGAGCGGGAATACCGGATGCGCTGCATTGAAGCCGCAGCACGCAGCTTCGGTAACACCGATCGGCTCATAACCACTGATGATTTGATGCTGCGCGCGAAGAGAATGTCAGATTGGGTGATCAAAAATGAATAAGACTAAACCGATGCGGCTCCGAATTGCGGAGCACCTTCACCCGGGTCTCTTCTCTGAAGACAAGATGACGGCGCACCGTGCCGCCTCGCCCTGGACGGTTGAAGCGGCCAGACGATCAGCGCTCAAGATCGCTGAAGGCCTCGAAAATCTGTTCAACCAAGATCTGGCGAAGGAAGTTTTCAACGCCGGCTACAGCTACGGTCTCGAGTCGGAGGCATCGCCTGAAGAATATGACTGCGCATGGGATCTCTATCAAAAGAGCGGGCGGTCAGAGCGGGGTGCGTTATGACTTTTGAAGACTTGGCATTGGGCTGGCTGATCATCTCAGGAACCATGATCGTTGTCGGTCTGATTTGCGCCGGTGTGTTTGACAAGGATCTAGGCTCCGAAGAGGTGGCGGTAGGCAGCATTTTCGTCATCGTTTGGCCTATCGTGCTCTGGCTTGCGATCGGGTTTGTCGCGGCCATAGCGATTGGGCGCGTGTTTATTGGCGTCGGCAAACTCATTCGCGCAGCCCTTCGGAACTGGAGGCCAAACACATGATCACGCCGGTGGAACACTGCGACTTAACCCGCAAAAACTTCGTCATTGCGCTTAACATGGCAGTGACTGAAGCGCGCCTTCAGCAGGGACTGACCCTCGCTGACATTGCCGCAAGGATCGACTGGACAGCGCAAAAGCTCGATGAGGCGCTAACCTACCCGTCCAATCTCAACATGGAACAAATCTCCCTGATCTGCATCGCCCTGCAGCAGGAAGTGAAATTCACGATGGATGACGCGGCAGAGCAGGAGGTTGCGGCGGAATGACTGAATTTCCTTGGGAGCCCGCGGTTCGAACCGCCTACAACCGACACCGCAACATGTGGGCCATGCCGGCGTGGGACGACCTGCCCCTCGAAATGCGCCTCGCTTACATCGCGACCACTCACACATTTTTGGAAGAGATGGGCCGCCCGCAGTCGATCAAGACGGGGCGTTTAAGCCTCCAGGAGATATTCCTGCGCCGTCCGCCTGTATCCCTCAAAGGCAAAGGCAAAATATCCGAATTCAACACAACTGACGAAACTGGATTTGATTGGGAATATCGTCGCGAAGATCAAGTCTGGGAGCACGTTCGAACAGATCGCCTGATCGAGCTGCTACCTATCGTCGATCTCAAATACTATCTCCAAAAAATTGCAGGCGAAGAATGACCGACCTCATTGAAAAACTGCAATCAGCCGAAGGCCCCAGCCGCGAATTGGACGCGGAAATTTTCGAGTATCTCGGTTATCATGTGAAGCGCCTGAGCACGTTCCCGATCACCGGTGCATTTCTGGCCTATCCGCCTGCAGGACCTGAAGTCTGCCGCCCAGCCGATCTTTCGGTTACCTCGACAGTCGGTGCCGCGCTCTCACTCGTAGCCAGCGAGTTGCCTGGCTGGGGATGGCGCATTGGATCCTGCCATCTTTCAGACGATGCGCTTTTGTTTCCCGACTTCAATTGCCCCGAGCATGGCGCACGACTGAAAGCCGAGCTTGGCGCCTTCGATGCCGGCGATTGGCGAGATACGGGGATTGATATTGATCTCCGCCCGCCCGGCCGAATCGCGATCGCGATCATGATCGCGCTTATCGAAGTCAAACAGCGCCTCAAATCATTGGGGGATGCTGCCCAATGAACCGAGCGATGCAGAAATCCGCCCGCCAACAAGCCAAAGGCAAAACCGGCCACCAACGAAAATTGATGGCGCGGGAGGCGGTTATCGATGCGTTAGAAGGGGATGCCGATGGAATGCTCGCTGAATGGGTGATGAAAACATACGAACAGCATCTGCTCATTCGCGGTATCGGATTGATGACGCTATCTGAATGGTTGGCACAGGAATCGGGGGCCGATGAATGACCGAACTCCTGGACGATATCGATTCAGCAGACGCAGAGACTTGCGAAATGTGCGCCGGGCAGGGTGTTTGCCCAGAATGCGACGGCGGTGAACTAGGCGAGCCGCACTGTGATCTCTGCGATGGTTGGGGAGAATGTCCGGCGTGCGACGGCCAAGGCGAGATCATGGGAGATGGCTTCAGATGACCCGCGGCGCATCCATCCACGACACCGAACTTCTGGCGCTTCCGGAGTTCCAGGGATTCGGTCTGCGTTACATTCGTGACATCCTAGACCGGACTCCCCGGTCATGTTTAAGAAAAGGCCGATCTCGATACCTGCAGCCACACCACATAAACAAGCTGCTCGAGGTCCTGGAGGAAGAACCATGCCGCTTGAACTCAAACCGCCGGGTGACCGCGCGAAGTACGCAAACTATTACATCCGAGGGACGCACGAAGCCACGGGAAGACGTGTGGAAACAAGCACTGGAACGTGCAACAGAGCACTCGCGTACCGGAAACTAATTGAGCTGATCGAAAAGCTCGATCATGAGGCCATGTATGGCCCGCAAACCACCTTCGCTGAAGCCGCGATTAAGTACATGAAAGCCATTCCGCGGGGCGGTCGATATCTGAAACCGATCCTTCTGCATTTGGGCCCGGACGCGCTGTGCGAAGAGGTCACCCCACAAGTCATCGAGGCCATGGCCTGGGCACTTTATCCGAATGCCAAACCTCAAACTCAACATCGCCAGGTGGTGACGCCGACGAACGCCGTGCTCAACTATGAGCGCCGCGGCGGTCCGCGCAAAAAGCTTGTCGACAATCAGCGGATCCGGTGGCTGACCCCTGAAGAAGCTGAACGCCTGATTGAATGCGCCCAGATGGTTGATCGCGACAGCGACAAGCGCGCGATCGGCTATGGCTGCGAGCGCCTGGTTCTGACCTTGCTCGGGACTGGTTGCCGCACCCGCGAGCTGATCAAAGCCCAGGTCGACAATATCAACTCACCGACGCGCCAGCTCTATATTGGGCCGTCGAAAAATGGCGATGCTCGATGGATCCCGGTTGAGGCCTCGCGCGCCTTTCCAGCGCTCACCAGCAATTGCCCGGACGCCGGCGGATTGTTTCGCACACCGCGGGGCATTGAATACAAGATCCGCGAACATGGCGGCGGGCAGTTTGCCGGCATCTTCAACAAGGCGCGCGAACTGGCCGGCTTTGACAGTGAAGGCGAAAATGCCGTCACCCCGCACGTTCTGCGCCACACCTGGGCGACCTGGTATTATGCCGCCACCGGTCACAATCTGACCTGGCTGATGGAACATGGCGGCTGGCGCAAACCCGACATGGCGCTGCGCTACACCAAGCTCGCGCCGGCCGACCTCGCGCAGCGCGTTCGCGATCACGGTTGGAGCTTTGTCAATCCAGCGCTCCAGAACCAGACCCCAGCCCAGCAACCCAAGCTCAAGATTATGAAATGACCGCACTTTCTCCCGCTATTTTGTTCATCCAGGTTGAGCGCACCTATTCTGACGGCAATCGCCAAACCGAGTTATTGTGTACGCGTTTTGACGTTCTTGATGCGGTCATCATTGTCGAGGGCCTAGATTATTTCAGCCGCGAGTTCGCGGACGAAGATGAGCCGTCCCATGAAACCAAGATTTTGAACATATCATCGGTTCCGGATCCGTACCCAGAGGACGCAAATTACTTCAACGCGCTTGAAGACAGAGTGCCCTCGCTGGAGTCGGAATTGTTTATTAGAGGAACCGATATTGTCGTGAATCAATATCGGTCCACGCCGGGTTACGAGTCGCTCGCGGACGATATCGAGACCATGTTTCGCAACCAGTATCCGGATTATATGGCCCGCCGAGATGCAGAGAAGGCGGGAGCATCCATATGA